GCCGATGACGCCATCCCACCGCGAGGCGGCGCAGGCCCTGTTGTTCAAGACAGAGGTTGGCCCGCAGCCCCCGATTGAGATTAAGGCCCGCAAGGGGATTGTCGTTGAGGAAATGGGCCATGTGGACCAATCCGAGAACATCCGCGACATTATCTTGCGGGAGCGGGAGCGGGCTGGGTATGAGGTTGAGCGAAACAAGGTCCTAGAGGACAAGACCACCTACGGGTCTGGCTTTGCCCGCATTCGATTTGAAACGAGGACTGAGCCCAGGAAGCTGCGAATTCCCATCCCCGAGCCGGTTAATCCCGATGACCCTACATCGGTTGAGAGGGCAATGGCCGGCCAGCCGCGCATCGTGGGCTACAACGAACAGGTCCAGGATGTCATCACCTACCGAGGAATTGTCTTTGAGCATATCTCCATTTGGGATATCTTCCCCGACCCCAAGGCCCTCAAGATCGAGGGCAGCCCCATCGCATACCGCTATGAAACAACTTATGGCGAAGTGCTGGCTGGCGTTGAGAAGGGATACTACCTGCCCGAAGCGGCCCTGGCTCTCAAGAATCAAGCCTCGCAGGAAACCACGCCGTATGACAAGAAGCTCGTTGAGGCAGACCGCGAAATTGCCGATTCCAATGTAACGAGGCCGGATTACGGGCGCAAGCTTATCTGCTACGAGTTGCAGGCCCGGTTGCCTAAGAAGTGGGTCCTAATCAACGGCCAGGAGATTGACGATCCCGAGAAGCTGATACCCGCCGTCGTTCGCTTTCACGAAAGCACGGTCATTGGCGTTGAGCTAAACGAGTCCTACGACGGTGAGCCGTCTATCTACAAAGACGACTATATGCCCGTCGCGGGCCAATTCTACGGGCGCGGCATTCCAGAGATGTTGAAGGATTGCCAGCTCATCGCCAACGAGGCGGTTAACCAGAGGCTTGACTACGGGTCTATCGCCCTTTCGCAGCGGTGGGGCATCATCGAGAAGGCCCTTGTTGACCCCAAGGACATTGAGGAAAACAGGAATGTCATTAGGCTAAAGAACCCGTCCGGAATGAATGACATACGCCAGGCTCTTATGCGCCTGGACATGGGAACCGTCCAGCCCGCCGCCTTCACCGAGCCCCAGGAATGGGAGCGCATGGCCCAGGAGCGCACGAAGGTAAGCCGCCAGACCCTGGGCACTGCCGGGCAGGTCAACGACTCCAACAAGACCCTGGGCGGCATGGAGCTAATCAAGGCCGCGACGGGCGACCAGTTCGCCTACCTTGGGATGCTGTCGGAGTTTGATTTCCAGAGGAAGATTGCCCGCGCCTTTTACAAGCTGATTTACGCCAACTATTCCATCGAAGATGTCGTCCTCGCCATTGGCGAAAAGCGGGCGCAAACCTTCGTGTTCCAGACGCCCGAGGAGATAGACCAGAACTACCAGTATGTGCCGATGGGCATATACACGATGGAAAACAAGACCCTACGCCAGGCCCGCATAGACGCCTGGATTCAGAGGTTCGGCGGCTTCCCCTGGGCAGATGTTCTGGCCGGGGCGAAGGCCGAGCTTCAAAGCATGGACGAGGACCCCGACTTGTTTATCGTGCCCGAAGCCGAGGCCATGCAAATCATGGTCAAGGCCCAGGAACTAGCCCAGGGCATGGCGCAGCAGATGGTCGCGCAGAAAGAGCAGATAGACCTTGCCAAGAAGGCCGACGCGGGGGCGAGGCTCGAGCAGAAGCAGGCGAACGCCAAGGCGAACGCCCAGGCGAACGCCAAGGCGGGCGACCAGGGGGGGCCGGCTTGAACAAAGAAGCCGCGCAGAGAATTCAGGCCGTTCTTTCCATGCCAGGATGGGTGGACATCAAACAGATGTTCGACGAGGCCATTTTAGAGCCCCGCGAGAAGCTGGCACACATCATGGCGTCAGAGCCCGACAAACTGACGGGCAAGACGGCCATTAAGTATGCGGTTCGCGCCCGCGCCATATCCGATTTGTTGGAGGACATCGAGGACTCCCAAAAGGCCCTGCCTCAATCCGAAAGGACAGGCGGGGGATGAGTAGGGACAATCCGAGGAGAAGCGAATGAACGAGGTTAACGAAGTGGAAACTGTGGAGGCAACCATCGTGGACAAGGGGGGAACGCCGCCTGTTCAACCCCAGCCCGAGGCGCAAGACGGATTCTCGGGCAAGCCAGGGGACCTTCAGAAAGACCTCGCGCTATTGGCTTCTCAGCAACAGCCCCAGCAAGACGCACAGACTCAAGAAGTCCAGCCGGAACCTGCACCTGTCGCACAGGAGCCCGCGCAACCTGCCACGGCCACGGAAACTCCTGTTCCCGACAAGTTCAAAAACCCGGATGGCACGGTCAACCTAGACCGGGTGGCGAAGTCCAAGGAAGCGGCCATAGCTGAATACCAGAGGATTGAGCGAGAGTTGCGCCAGAAGCAAAACGAGCTGGCGCGAGTCGGGCAAGCCCCTGCCCAGCAACAGCCGCCGCAGACACAGCCCCAACCCGTAATGCCTGTCCAGCTTACGCCGTTTGAGCGACAAGCGGCCATTGACATCCTAACCGATGCACAGGCCCTTGGGATTCAAATGACGGAAGCACAGGCGATTCTCCAGGCCCGAGCCGACATTCGCATGGCAGAGGCGAAGCACCGCACGGACCTGTCCATTACTGAGGACATCCGGCAGCGGCTGGAGTCACAGGAACGGGAAAAGGAGTTAAGCGCGATTGCCGAGGTGGACTCCTGGGTCTTTTCCCCCGAGGGGATGAGAACCCTGGCCGAAATCCGTCAATCACGCCCTCATGTGAACGCGGCAAGAGAGCCTTGGAAAGCGGCCTACCGGGAACATTTGGCCGACGAAGCAATGAAACAGCGGGTCGGAGGGAAGGTCCAAAACCCCAATCCCACGGCACCGGCAGCGAAGGCACCGCCTACGCCAGTCGGTGTAGCCCCCCGAGCCGTAGTCAAGCCCAACACGCCGGACATGACGGCCATGACCGCCGACCAGATCACGGAGTATGTGAAAACTCTTGATCCCAAGGCCGAGGCCGCCTTCTGGAAAGCGCGGGGCTTGCGATTCTAAGAAATGGGGTTTGAGAGTTAAGTGGCAGATCAGAACACCTCAATTGTAAACAACGACAACCTGCTCGAGTCCTACTTCGAGCGCCGGGCCATCAAGGTCCTGCGCGAAAAGGTCTGGTATTACCAGATCGCGCAGAAGGACGGCCAGGTGTATCAAATCCCGCAGGGGAGCGGTCAGCAGATCACCTGGAACGGGTGGCGCAAGCTCGCCGCCGCGTCCAGCTTCCTCTCGGAAGCGTCGGGCAATTCGGCTGTCTCGCTGTCGTCCCGCAAGGTCAATGTCTCGGTCAACAGCCTGGGCCGCACCGTCAAACTGACGGACCTGTTGGAGTTCACTTCCATTCTGAATGTGAACGAGGGTGCCCTGCGCGAGATCGAGCATTCGGCGGCCCTGACGGTGGACAACGCCTGTCAGTATGCCGTGTTCAAGGGCTCGGGCGCCGTTGCCCGCGTCCAGGTCGGTCAGTTGGCTGACACCAAGACGAAGATTCTTTCCGCGCTCATGTCTGCGCGGGCCTCGTCTTTCTGCGCCAACACCGGCACTGCGGAGGCTGGCCGCTTGCAGTGGGGATTGCCCGTCGTGTTCGGGCAGACCTCCTCTGTTCGCCTCTCGGCCATTGACAAAAACGCGCCCTCCATCTCGGCCCGCATGGGTCCGATTGGAGTTCGCAAGGCCGTCGCTCGCCTTAAGCGTCTGGATGTGGACCCGTTCGCCGACGGCACCTACGCCGGCGTCATCCACCCCAACGCCTGGGCGACGATGATGGGCAACCCGGACTGGAAGGACTGGCAGAAGAACTGGGCCGGCGGTCCGTCCTCGACCATGTATAAGCATGAGGTCGGGATGGTCCACCAGGTGCGGTTCGTCGAGTCCACCAACCAGCCCCGGTATGCCGTCGCGGCCCACAGCTGCAATATCACGACCATCCTGGGCTCCGGATGCCTTGGCGTGGCCGAGCTGGACGGAAGCGTGAAATATCACATTTCGCGCCCCGGCCCGCAAAGCACCAACGATCCGTTCAGGCTCAACAGCTTCGTGGCCTTCAAAGTTCGCATGGCCGCTGCCATCCTGAATGTGTCGGCTGGAGTCCACCTCATCACCCATGAGTTGGTCTAGGTCGTAGCTTGATCGGTGCCCTCCCGTAAGGGGGGGCACCCCTTGAAGCTATGAACGCGCAAGATTTTGAGGTGTGTATGTTCTTCGCCGGGTGCATCGGTTTCGCGGCGGGTGTGGGCGTCGTTCTAATGCTGATTTATCTGGTGTGGGAATACTTCAAGGAGGGCTCTTACGAACGAGTCACCCGTCTTGACCGCCGACCTAAAGCTTAACCTCGGCTGCCGCAATCGTCCTATCCCAGGGTTTAAGGGGATGGACATTGACTCGCACGAAGGGGTTGATTTCGTTGGTGATGTCTCCGACCTCTCGAGATTTGCCGATGGGTCCGTGGCCGAGTTGTATGCCTCGCACATCCTAGAGCATTTCCCGCACACCCAGACGCTTGCCGTCTTGAAGGAATGGGCCAGGGTCCTAAAGCCCGGCGGCATTCTCTATGTGGCCGTGCCCGACTTTAGACGAACGGCAGAGCTTTACATGGCCTTGGGCGGCCTAAACGACTGGATGGTCAATTTCCTGTGGGGCGACCAGGTTTACAAGACCGCCTTTCACTATGTCGGATTTGACATCGGGCGACTGCGCGGCCTGCTTATGGCTGCTGGGTTTTCGGAGGCGTCCCAGGTCGAGGAATTCCCGGTTGGCGATAGGTTCGATTGCAGCCGCAAGGTGTCCACCCTTGACGGAAAGAGCGTTTCTCTCAATGTGGTGGCGATCAAATGATACTAGCCATTCTTCTCGCCGCAAGCGCATGGGGAATAACGGTCAACCCTGCCTCGAATGTAACCGGCGACTCTGCGGCAACGCGGCTAACCGTTGTTTACCGAGACACAGAGGGGGGCGCGGCCTTCGCAACGCTGGAGGCCGCATCAATCGGTGTCTCCACGCCCACGCCCGGCGGCTCGCTGGATGTTAAGGCAATATCGTCGTCCGAGTATGTCCTGCGCGTTTCATCGAACAACTCTACAACGATGTTTGCCGTACGGCAAAACGGCCATGTTATCCACCTTGGCGTTACCCCGGCAATATCTGATTGCGGGACAGCCCCCGCCATAACCGGCAACGACACGGCTGGAAGCATAACTCTTGGGAGCGGGGTGGGGGGAACCTGCGTATTAACTTTTGCTGCGGCGTATGCCGCACCACCTGCCTGTCTTTGCGGCAACCAGACGACGGGGCAGTCCTGCCGGGTTTCTGTTGTTTCTGAAACAGCCCTAACCTTTGCCGGGACCTTCGGCAATTCCGATGTCATCACATACCTCTGCAAGGGAATCGAATGACCCCCAACACCGGGAACGCCAAGGTCGTTGAGTGGGAGGGGGAGCGCGTTTTGATACATGGCCCCGACGGCGAGATTTGGCTGCGCATCGTGTTTCAGGACAAGCCCGTTCTAGATGTTGGGAACAACGGTATCTGTATGCTGGACATCCTCGACGCCATGATATTTCGCCTGGCGCAGTTCGAGAAGAAGTGGCCCCGGCTGGAGAACAGGCAGGCGATGACCTACATGGAGTTCGCCAAGGCGTGGCTTAAGACCAAGCGGGACGCCAGGAAGCGGGAAGCCGAAGTAGAACGGGAGGGCGCGTGATCGGATTGAAATCTTGCACTAGGTGCGGGATTGACAAGCTGTCTGCGGAATTTTACATGGGCAGCTCCGGCAGACTTCGGGCAGCCTGCAAGAAATGCACGAACACGGAAAACAAGAAACGGGCACTCGAATGGAAGCACAGGAACGCGGACACCCTGCGCCAGAAAGATCGTGCCCGCTACTGGGGAAATCTGGGGTATTTCAAGAAAAAATGGAAATCTTATTACGAACGGAATAGTGGGAGACTGATTGCGGCCCAGTCCAAGAGGTATAAAAAAAACCCATTCCCGCAGATACTGGCGAGTCAGATGCGACATAAGAGAATTATAAAGGCGCGATTGGGCGGAATCCCAGACGCCGCCTTCTATCCTATTTATGAAGAGGCCAGGCGGCTGACCGTGGAAACCGGGATAAAGCATGAGGTAGACCATATAATCCCAATTCGCGGGGATATCGTTTCTGGCCTTCATGTGCCGTGGAACCTGCAAGTTCTATCAAAATCCGATAACGCCTCGAAGGGAAATCGCTATGTCAGTCGGTAGTTTCACGCTTGTACTCAACGAAGCCTTCTGGATGGGGCCACATTTGGCGTCCTGGCTCCCGCATCTTGACGAGATGGTTTTTTATGTTGATAGCGGGTCCAGCGATGGGACTTTGGAAATTATCAAAGACTTCATGAAGTCCCATCCAGACGGGCACAAGATAAGGCTGTTTGAGGGAAAGACCCCGGCCAATCTGCAAGACGCCTATACCGCAATGTTTAACGATTGCCTCCACGAAGTCAAAAGCGATATGGCGTTTTTTCTACACATTGACATGATCCCGGACAACCCCGAGGCGGTCGAGAACATCACCGACGGGGTAGCCTATTTCTCGCACATGAAAAGCTACGCCGGGAACCCTGACGGGAAGCTCTACGAAATCAATGGGCGGGCCGAGAGGTGGAAGAACATTTACCGCCTAAGAAACCCCGATGTCGGCGCCCACTACCACGGCCATTACGGCGCGGCAGACGAGGACA